CTTTTGTAACGCGACATTTTAAGTTACGTATTGCTAGTTGACTGTCTCGGATTAAAGCCTTGCATAGCACGACGGAAAGCAGCGTTTTGGACTAGGAAGTTTGTAATGCTTGTGTCTTGCGCTCCGTATGGCAAAATCTCACGGACAATTCTATTGGTTTCTTTTCTGGAAACTCAGTAAGTATCTTAGATAAAGGATACTGTCCGGGAAGGCCCATCCAGCACCTGGATTCCACCAAGCATTGCCTTGATAGATTAGGTTTAATGATGGCTTTGGAATTGCAAATGGACGCTCCTGCAAGCGAAGGAACTTAGCCCAATTCACCAGGAATGTTAATGTACTTGATACCATCGCGCTCTTCTACCATTGCCGTTGCGGTCTGGTGGATCGAGTAAATAGTTTCTAGTTTTACGGATAACTGATGGGTCGTTATAGATAATACGTCCCGGCACTTTTGAGCCACGTCAGCGAATGCGCCAAAGAAGCACGGGAACAAATAAGCGAAGGGTTGTGGCTGCCTCTACACGCTCTGATGTATCATAAAGAGTACGACGCATCTCTGATCTAGCCCCCACTGGCGAGCATCATTTTCTAGTTTGCGTAGATAAGCAGGTGGGATTGAATCACCAGGGTAGGTCTCAATCGCATTTTTAACTACTGCATCCATACGCTTACGGTATAAATCTACAAACAAAGAATTACGAACTAAAGATGCTTCTGGCATTTCACCAAAACCGCGATAGAAGTTGTCAAGCAGGTTTGCCCATACACGCATAACAGCACCGCGACCCATAGCATTAGTTATCTGGGCTGCGTTTACATCAGGACGACCAGTTACTGGTATGTATTTGGCTACATCATCTGCTGTTAAAGAACGTTTAGATGCGATGCTACGAAGGGCCGGTGAGATATATGAAGGGAATAAAGATTCAATGTTTTGCATATTGGCTTCAACGAGTTCATCTACGTTGCGACCAAGGGCTAGGTTCTTAAGAATCCTGCGACCTTCTGGGTCTTGAAGCAAGAACATCTTAGCCTTATTCATTACTTCTTCTCTTGTGCCTGCACCGAGAAGAATAGATGCAAATTTAGAAGAGCGAACCTGACGGTTTATTACACGAAGATAGGACTCAGCCCAATTAGGGTCATCGCCCTTAATAACTACCCAGTCACCATTAGTCTCAAATGCGTTGCGTAGTTTCTTGCTGGACTCGCTAAAGGCATTATCCATAATTGTTGCAGCGTTATCGATGAATCTATCTTGGATATATTTAGCACGAGATGGAATAGCACTAAAAGCATCTTCGTAAGTAAATACTTCATCGCCAATCTTTACTTGGCGCAAGCCTAAGCCAAACTTATCTTTAATCGCAATCTTGCCATCAATCATTGCGTCAATCTCAGCAATCTGACGCTCGATAATCGCTGGGTCGTCTGCATTATCTACGGCTGCCAATAACTCAGCCTTCTTAGTATTAAGTTTAACTTTATCTAAATAGTCAATAATGTCAGTAGGTTTGGTATTTCTAAAGCGATTATTAACAGCGTTCTTTGCTCCAATGCCAACACGACTCATAATAGCCATAGGGCCTGCAGTATTTAGAATACGCAAGAAACCTTCAGTTACGTTACGAATTGGATAACCAATACGGGCTAGAACCTCGAATTTAATAAGGGAGTCAATAGCCTGGGTAACTTCGCCAAAGCCACGCTGGAAAGCATAAACTGTATCTAAGGCTTCAAAACGAGAAGCACGAGTAGCCTTAGTCAAAGCACCATACATACCATCAATATCTAAGGTCGGAAGTTGTTTAACTAATTGAGCCTCAGTTAAAGGCAATGGAATTACATACTGAGTTCCATCAAGCCCCTCGATGGGTGTAAGTTTTCCGCCTACTGGGCCACCAGTCTTGGGATCAATCGCTCCGGTATATGCTCGCTCACGGATTAAATTTCTAGCACGATCTCTGGCGCCGGTATAAGTACCTAAAGCCTTGCGAACATCGGCTGAATTGGTAAATCCCATTTGACGAGCGATGGTTACAAACAATTCATCTTCAATTTCTTGGTATGCCCTGGCTCTAGTGACATCATCAGTAGCCATTACATACTTTTCAAGTAAAGCATTCTTGCGCTCTACTGTAAATTTGGAACGCTCTATCGCGTCTTCGTAAGACTTAATCTGTGCCTTGATAACCTTTTGCTTAGTCTCATCTGTAACTTTAGCAAGGTCATCGGTAAGTTGCTTAATCTTGCCTTGGTAAATACCGATTTGTTTATCAGATACACCACGAACTCGATTAAGCATATTATCAACAGTTTGAACTGATTGATTATCTGTAAAATCAATCCAACCTTTAGGACGCTTGTAAAAGAAACCAGTTAACAGGCGAACCGGAACGCTTGCAGTGCCGGCGCGAAGGTCAATAAAGGCTTGGCTTCCAGCAAAAGCCTGACGAACGGATGCAATCTTGTCAACACTTGGAATAACATTTGGATTTAAGATGGCAGAAGCATTCATCTTTTGTAGGTTAGCGGCTAATTCTGCCTCGTACTGCGCTACAGTTGCAATGTTCTTTTCAAGATTATCGCCTTGATTTACTAAGTCTAATGTATATTGACCAGTAGCCTTATCAACTCCGGCGCCAAAGAACTTAGCGCCTACGATTTCATCTTGCAGGTTAGCAATATCAGCAGCAATGTCCTTGTTTGTCTCAAGCAAACGCATTGCTGCACCAGTATCGCCCATCGCCCACTGAACAATGTCAGTTTTTGCGGCGTGACGAGCAGTGACATCTTCAATTTTGTTGGCCTTAGCCATTAAGTCTGCAAAATGATGCAGGTGCTGCAGACTCACGAATTGACTTAATTCTGAGTAAGATCAGTGACATTCATATCATCTGTCTTTTCAACAAAGTCTTGCAGAGTAGCCTTAATACGTTCTGCTCTGCGACCTACTTGCTCGCCTGCTAAAACACCTTTAAGTTCGCCAACTCCCTTTACTGCATACCTAGCAGCGCGGGCTACTTTAACACCTTTACCAACTACTATGAATGGATCTACAACAAATCGAGCAACTACATCTGTTCCCCACGACGACGAAACGACCGTAAGTCTGCTCACGAAATGCTTCTTCGGCTTGACTCTTATCATAGATATTAAAATCATTGGCTGCAAAGAGAAGATGATCTTTGATAAACTTCTCTGTCTTATTCCTAGTTCTGCCCAGTGTGGCAGCACTAAGGGCATCTTCAATTAAATTTATAGGTTCGCCTACAATGCCAGAAACAAGTGCGCGACCTGGAGAAATTTCACGAGCCTTATCCCAGGATTGACGAACTGCATTTGGATTAAATCTACTCTGATATAAAGGATTATTTTCATCTCTTAATTGCAAACCAAAAGTAACTGTTTGTGCTGCTAAGTTGTAAGCCTTCTCCATACCAGCAAATAGTTTTCCCCAGAAACCAGGACCTTTTTGAGTTTCTTTAACTTGCTGTTGGCGATAAAACATATCCTGCGCTTGGGCGCGGTCTTGCGGAGGAAGGGCGCGACCAAAATCTGTTGCTGCTGCAAGGGACGTTGGATTGCGACCATCAGCGTTGTATGCCGAATTGAACGCACCCATTGTGTCAAATGCTGAGGGATTCTTAGACTTTAACTTCTCAGAATAAATCCTCTGCGCGATTTCTCTATCACTCATAGAAGATTGGCCCTGAGTTGCCTAACGTAGTTACGAAATGCCTGAGATGAACTTGGTGATGCCGCCATAACTTCTAACGCTGGAAGATATGAAACCATACGAGCGCGATCATCAGCGCTGTCAACATTATTGTTAATGCCTAAAACTTCTGGACCAGCACCTGGACCCATCGGAATGCCAGTTGTGATTGGCTCATCTGGACGTTGTGTTGGTGCATAAAGTGGAGTTACTGGAGTCTGTGCTGCAGCGGCGCGAACATCGCTTGCTCTAGCGCCACGAACATCTGGAGTCTTAGCGAGTGGAGCGCCTGACTTAATAGCCTGCGTCTCAACACCTTCGCCGTATGCTATTGAACCTAATCTCATATCAGTTCTCTTGGAGAACTTGCCTGGACCAGATACACCTGCGATTGGTCCTCTAGCCATTGTTGTCCTCCATCGTTTCTAAATCTACTGTAAATTGCTCCCAAGCCTGATTTACTTGGTTCTTTCTAATTGCGTTATATGTTGCTAAATCTAAAACTTCTTCTGCGAATACGTGAATTGCGCTCATAATGTTATGAAATAAACCTGCAAATAAAACAAACAAATCGGCGAGACGGACAGAGCGTGGGATGTAATCTGGTTTCTTATCCCTCACGCTCTATCCTCTCGTTAACCTTTACTTAAGCCTTCTTGCCTTTACGTGCTTTTCCGGCATAACCGAAATCAACTTTTCCGCCTTTTGGCTTAGAAGTATCTCTCTTGCCTTCTGTTGGCTTTGCCATTGATGCCTTTGCGCGACCACCTTTTTTCATTTATCCACCTCCTAGCCTGCAATTTGTGCAAGTAGACTTGCGATGTCGGGACGAGGGCCAGCAGCAGGGGCCGCACCAGTCATCATTTCTGGAGTTGGCTGCGAGGCAGGGACTGGGGCCATTCCTGCCGCTGGAACTTCTTCGCCCGTCATCGGAACTTCTGGTTGTGGTTCTGGGGCGAATACTTCTTCTACAATCGTTTCGAGTTGCTTACCCTTTTGTCGACCCTTAATGACTTCAGCAATTCTTGAAACAATGAGAGAAGGATCTTGGCCCTGTGCTGCCATCGCTGGGATAGCCTGAGCATACTGAGCAACAGCAACGCGCAAGAGAATCGCGCATCTCTTCAATGTCCACACGTTGTTCTTCTTGGGTGACATTTAACTCCATTGGGATTTCGCGTCTTACATAATCTCTTGAAACTAACTTATCGCTACGCATCTGTAGCAATGCAATGATTGCACGGTTAGGATCCATACCGGACATAATTCCGTAGCGAACATCTACGCCGTACTCACCAGCAATCTGCTTGCTTGGTACATACTTCATATTAAACGGAGTACCGTCGTCAACGCCCTTGATTTCCTTGGTCATTGAGCCAAAGATTTTCTCATCTACCTCAAAGGATAGGGATACAAGTTCGGTAAATAGACGAGCAAACTGTGCTTGTGCTGCACGAATCTGTGTATCAAAGCCAGCCTGTAGCGCTTGAACTCCACGACCTGTAATAACTGAAGCATCAAGATTTCCACTTCGAGTCTCTGGATAACGAGCGCCTAATCTTAATTCGCGCTCAAGTACACCGGACTCAGTAAATACTCCAGGAGGAAGTTCTAGTGGTACTCGGCGAATGCCTTGTGGATTAGCAGAGCGCATAATTGAATCTGGCCCGAGTGCTAAGTTCCTGCACATCTTGTGGAATAGCAATAGGGGCTTGAATGCTCTTCTCTGCTGCCTGTATTTGCAAAACTGCAAAACGTGCGCGAGCCAGTTGTACCGCTAGAACATCATCAAATTGACCACGTGCTTCTCCATCAAGAGAGGAACGGACTGCAACGCGGGCTAAGCACTTACCAATAGGGTTTGGCAAGTTAAGATAGAACTAAGTTATTACGGTCAGGAACATAGATCATATCCTGGTCTTTGTCGTGGTATCTGACCATTGTAATATAAGGAGAGCCTGATGCGTACTGATTCTTTGCAACGATTTGGTTATAGAACTCTGGATATTGCATCGCAAGAGTTTCGGCATCGGTATTTACTACTTGAGTAAGTGAGATGCAACGACCAAATCGATCTATCTCAGGATAAACACCAAATGGATTGAGCAAACGTATACGAGGGTTGTTTGTCTCATAATCCATCTCTACGATAGATGGCAACATACCGTAGGTGTTAAACCAGTCAGCGCCTTGATACATCTGAATCTGTAGTTCAGATGAGGAGACATAGTAATTGGCGATGCGGGTTCTAGTATCTGCTGCTTTGCGTGCTGAGTCTGAAACCATATTGGTTGCAGCGCAGTTAAATGATGGTAGAGGTGCCATCGCTTCTGCTAAGTCACGCGCTGCTACATCAATAAAGTTTGCAACGAGTGGCTTTGGATACTCCTCAGAGAACATCGCTGGGTAGACCTTGGAGATATCTCCTTGGCGTACCGAAAGCACGTCACGCATACGCTGATCGCGGGCAGCGTACTTAGACTGCATACGCGCTACCTTAGCGATAACCTCTTTGGTGTTTAACACTTTTACCTACTTCTTTTTAGAAGACTTTGGTTTCATCCCAGGCTTCATATTCTTTGGAGCCTTTGCTAATGGGGCTGGCTTAATCTTTCTGGTGGATTTTTTTGGTTGGTTTTGTGTAACCCATACCAGGCATAATCACATCGTAATCAGGTGGCAGTTTCTTCCTACCCTTGATTGGCAACTTCTTGCCTTTGGTGATTGCTTCGTCTAGCGCATTCATTTTCTTCTTTGGCATTAGATGAACTGCCTCTCTTGTTCTTGTAATAGTTGGTCGATATTGACGACCATTCTCTTGCCTCGCTCGTAACGAGACAAAAACGGATTTTTTAGATGATGCACTTGGTGCATACCGGTGTTGAGCCACTCTCTTGCTTTGATCTCACAGAACCAAAGGGCCATCACCATATCGGTCTTACCTTTAGTCGTTGGCGACCAAGTGATAAGTTGTTCTATTAAAGCTTTGATATTTTCGGTTTGGTCCGACGGTAGATGGATGAGATTATCTCTATGATGCTTGCCGTCCGGCTGTTTAGTACCAAATAGCGTCGACATCGACGCAACGCCGAATCCTGCATCCCATTTATTGTTTCCGGTGTGATGCTCTCTAAGGATGGTTCCTTTGGATGCAAGGAAGGATCTGATTCCTTCATCTTGCGTTAAGAAGGATTGGAACGCATTGCGCTCTACAATCCATTCCGCTGGTGTGTATAGGTTCGTCCAATCAATGATGAGTTGTCTAATCTGAGCAGGTGTTGGACGCGTAATTTTGAAAGCATCAACGATATATCTCTTATGAGTAACGCGATCAATAGCATAACAGACAGCGGCAGTGTCACCGACCATTGCAGGATCGAGGCCACAGACAAAAGAAAAGCCATTAAGGTCACGAGGATGTCCTGGGTGTCCTGGGACCAAGCGACCCGAGCGGCGCATCGCGTCAATGCTACCCTTAACGCAAATCGGGTCAAAGATGGCGTCATCTGAAATATCTTGTTGCTGATAGATAAGCGCCCACGTGGAAGCATCCATTGCTTGACGTTCTGCATAAAGATGTTTGCCATTCCAGCGGGGATATAAATCTATCTTCTGTCTTATCTTCATCTGTCTGCCCATCAAATGGTTGGTCTGAGTAGGGCCAGAGTGTAACCCACTTCTCAGGCATCTTCGTGGGTTTCAAGTAGGGCTGGCATTGCAAGGTAGGTCCAAGGAATTAGACCACCTGGGTACCTATCTGGGTTTCTAAGTTCTTTGTATAGGTCAACAGCGGCAACTCTGGTACCTACAACGATTAACTTACCGGTAGGGTTTAGACGAGAGCGAACGTCCTGCTGTAGCCACTTAATCTGCTTTTCAAAGTCATTGGCATTAGATAGGGTTACTGCGTCATCTATGATAATCATATCAGCGCGTTTACCGTAAATCTGACCGCCGATACCAACGGCTTCTAGGTTGGGATCCTTTTCAGAAGATTCTCGTAAGTTCATCACCAAAGACTAACGCGATTGGCCTGCCAAGAGGCAGTCTTAGTATTGAACCCAACCCCAGCGGAATAGGCTTGCTGAAGTTCTTCGTACATAGGATGGGTCAAGCGTTGCTTGATGGCGTAGAGAAAGTCAGCCGCTAGGCGCTGGGTCTGGGAAACTATTAAGACTCTGAAGTTGGGATTGTTGACAACCTTGTAGGTTACATAGTCAACAGTTACTGTAATACTCTTGGCGTGATTGGGTGGGATATTTAGAAGGATGCGGTTATCTGCAATGCCCTTTTCGTACTTCATCGAAGGATGGAGCCAACCTGGGTCTCTGCCTTCTATGACGTCTATCAGGTTCATCTGATGGGGGAAGGTCTGTTGCTTTAAGATACTTTAGGCGCCAGGTCTTAAAGTCAAGTCCCTTGGCTGTCTCTTCTGCAAAGTTCTTCTCGACCGACCCTAGCCTAGTTCTATCTGCTAAGGATTTGAATACTGGATCCTTGCGGTAGTACTCATAAGACTTTAAGGTACGACCGGCTGCTCTACAAGCCTGTTCTACAGTCATACCCTCGGCTAAAGATTGGAGGATGACCTTCTTGGCTTTCTCAGATTCTTGCTTTTGCTTTGGGGTTGCTCCCATTTAGAAAATCCTTAATTGGGTAGAGGTATGGATCATTTGTAAAATGATAGAACTTACCCGCTGTAAACCCACCCACCCTGTATAGAGCAGCGCTGGGTGCAGGACGCGCTGCGACGGACATCCTGAGCCGCGCCTGAAGCGCGGTGCGAAGGATGCGAGGGTAATCGTTAGGGGCCGCGTGAGCGCCAGCGGAGCGGCCCTTTGTGGGAGTAAAACTACGGCTGGTCCGTTTTACTCCCCTACTATATATAAGGCACGAAAAAGGGTGATTTTGCATCTATGTGATGCAATTCACCTAAATAGGTATATAAACCGGACAATATCCTCCGTTTAGGAGAGATATTTAGTGGTGGTCCATACGCGATGGTGCCCCCAGATTTAATAACCTGGGGTCACCCCCGCCTCCTTTTGGGCTCTATTCCCTGAGCCCTGAGCGATTCTGCCCCGATAAAGGGGAGAATTGCGAGGGCGATAGCAATA